TCTTGATGATGGTTATAAACACGTTCTAGCCATTCTTCCTCGACGGGCTGGAAAGGACATTACTGCATTAAACTACATGATTAGACGCATGTATGAGCAGCCAGGAGTGTATTACTACATTTTCCCTACCTATTCACAGGCAAAGAAAGTGATTTGGGACTCAATCACTAATGATGGCTTTCGGATGCTGGATTATTTTCCTAAGGATCTGGTCTTGCAGAGTAATAGCCAGGAAATGAAGATTCGCATGCGCACAAAGTGCGGTTCTCAAAGTCTTTTTCAGTTGATTGGCTCGGAGAGGTTTGACTGTTACGATGATCAAACCGAAATTCTTACCGATGAGGGGTGGAAACTATTTAAAAATCTATCCCGTCATGAAAAAGTAGCAACTCTTAACAGAAAAACTAAGCATTACGAATGGCAGAAACCTACTGATTATGTCGAATACGACTATGAAGGTGACCTTTGCGTAGGTCAAAATGGTTCATTTGATTTTGCTGTTACTCCAAATCATCGTATGTGGGTAAAGAGTGCCAAGGGCGTATCTAAATTTAAGAGAGCTGATGACCCGACCCTTCAGGGATATAAAATACCTTCTCAATGCAAGTGGAAAGGCCAAAGCCCTCAAAAGATTCTAGGTTATGACTCTTATTCTTTTGTAAAATTAGTAGGGCTTTTTGTTTCTGAAGGGTCGGTATTCAAAAATCATAAAGCTTACAGAATTCAAATTTCTCAAACCAAGCCTACCGTTAGACAGGAGATTAAAACTGTTTTAGAGGAGCTTGGGCTAAACTATACCGAACATAAAAATGGCTATACGATTGAGAATAAAGAGTTATACAACTACTTCAGTAAATTTGGGCTGCAAAGGGAGAGAAAGCTACCCAGAGAAATTCTAGACCTTAGCAAACAGCATCTGCACTTGCTTTTGGAATATATGATTTTGGGAGACGGAACTAGAACTAAGGTTTATGTTGCCTACTTTTCAACAAGTAAAATTTTGATAGATCAGGCACAAGAGATCATTATTAAATTAGGGCTCTCTGGAAACATTTTTACAAAACATACACCCGGTTACGTTTCTTATATAGATGGAAGAAAGGTTGTTGCTAAATCTGACCTTTATCAAATTACATTGCGCTTTTCTAAGTATAAACATTTATCAAACTCAACTGTTGGTCCATTAATAAAGAAAAGATTTTATAAAGGGAAAGTTTATTGTGTTGCGGTTCCTAATCAGATCGTAAAGGTTCGCAGAAATGGCAAAGAAATATGGTGTGGAAACTCTCTAATGGGTACCAATCCCCAAGGATGTGTCTTTTCAGAGTATGCGTTGCAAGACCCTATGGCCTACCAGTACTTACGCCCTATCCTAACTGCTAATGGAGGATGGTCTTTAGTTATTTCTACTCCTCGAGGCCGCAATCATCTCTGGGATTTATATCAAATAGCTAGTCAATCACCTCAATGGTTTTGTATTAAGCTCACTGTAGAAGACACTTCTCATATTCTTTTAACAGAGATTGAGAGAGAAAAAGAAGAAGGAATTATGTCTGAAGACATGATTCTGCAGGAGTACTATACCGAGTTTTCTAAAGGTGTCGAGGGCTCGTATTATGCTCGATATTTAGAGGATGCTCATAAGCAGGATCGAATATCTTGTATACCTTGGGATCCAGACCACAAAGTTCACACAGCTTGGGATATAGGGGTGCGTGATAAAACCTGCGTTCTCTTTTTTCAAGTAGTCGGAAAGTCCATTCACATCATTGATGCTTACTCTTCTTCAAAAGTGGGCCTCGAGCATTATGTAGAAATATTAGAATCTAAGCCTTATCGCTATGGCAAACACATTGCTCCCCATGATATTAGGGTAAAAGAATGGGGATCGGGGACTACGAGGATAGAAAGAGCCCATACATTAGGTATTAAATTTAATATAGCTCCTTCCGTAGGTCTTGAAGATGGAATAGAAGCTGTACGGGCATCGTTTCCTAAGATATATATAGATAAGACTAAATGCATAGACTTAATTATGGCCTTAGAAAATTACAGGCAAGAGTACGACGGGAAACGAAAAGTATACAAAGCCACTCCCCTTCATGATTGGTCGAGTCACTATGCCGATTGCTTGCGATATTTAGTTATTTCCAAAAAGTTTTACAAAGAAGAATCTTCTTCCGCTGAAGAGTTAGACAAGCGTTACTACGCGGCAAAATATGGGGTCCAATCCAATTTACCCCCAATCTTTCAAGATACATACCCGGGATTTAGATAATGACTAGACCTTATATTTCCTATGAAGAGTTCTATACTGATGGTGATGCAAAGATGCAGTCAGTTATGGAGTCTACATATCAACAGGACAACTTAACCAACCAAACTTTTTGGCAAGAAGCGGACTTAGATACAAGGTGTTGTGCTGGAGATACTGAATATTGGGCCGATATATTTAACCAGTATAGAATTCCATCTTCTAAGCATTGGAACTTCAATCAAGTTCAAAGAATAGTCAATACGGTTGCGGGCTATCAGAGCCGAAATAGGAAATCGATACAAGTAATCCCTCAGGAAAACGCAGATCAAGAGACAGCGGATCAGTACACTAAAGTCCTTTCTTGGGCCTTTGATAAAGATCACATGCCTTATACTTTTTCGAGTGCGTTTCGAGGCATGATAACTACAGGAATGAGCATGCTTGCCCCCTGGATGGACTATAGGGAGGACCCGATTTCAGGTAATCTGCGGGTGGATTACGTGGCTTATAATGAATTTATGATTGATAGTTACTTTAGGAATCCCGATTTAAGTGACTGTAACTATATCTGGCGTCGAAAATGGCTGACAAAAGAGCAGGTTGAAAGCCTCCTTCCAGGCAGAGAAAAAGATATCGCCCGTATGCAGCCTCTGTCTAACTCTGATGGTAAGTTTAATCTTATGCCCGAGTCTTTCATGTATGCGAAGACGAACTTACTTACTTGGGACGAGTACTATTACCGTACCATGCGAGAGCAAGAACTACTGATTGATAGGCAAACGGGTGAGACTAGGGAATGGCATGGCACAAAAGAAATGCTAGATGTATTTTTAGCTCGTTTCCCCTCTGTACAAATGATTAAACACCATATTCCTACGGTGCATTTAGCGATTAGTGTGAATGGGATTGTTATGTATAACGGTCCTCAGCCTACAGGGCTTGATGCTTACCCTTTTGTACCTATGTTAGGATATTTTCAACCTAACTTACCTGACTTTTCTAAGAAGTGTAGAGGTATTGTCCGAGATTTAAGGGACCCGCAATTTTTATACAACAGGCGCATGCAGATCATGCTCGATATCTTAGAGTCTCAACTAAATTCTGGATGGATATACAAAGAAAATGCTCTGGTGAATCCTAGTGATGTCTTCTTAAGTGGCCAAGGGAAAGGCTTAGCGTTAAAAGAAGAAGCTAGTATGTCTGATGTTTCCAGGATACCTGCAGCTGAAGTTGGTCAAAGTGGCTTTGCTTCTATAGAAAAGCTGGGTTCAGAAATACAAAGCATTTCTGGCGTTAACGAAGAGCTTTTAGGGAGTGCAGTAGATGACAAAGCGGGTATTTTAAGTGCTTTGAGGCAGGGTGCTGGTTTAACCACGTTACAAATATTTTTTGATAATGCAGACTTTGCTCTTAAGCAATTAGGAAAGTTATGCCTGAAGTTAGTCCAGGATAATTTTACTCCAGGAAAGGTAAGGAGAATTCTTAATGAAGAGCCTGCACCACAGTTTTATGACAAAGCCTTTGGCACGTATGATGCGTTTGTCACTCAAGGGTTTGATACTCAAAGTCAACAGCAAATGGAATTTGTTCAACTGGTTCAATTGCGAGAACTTGGGGTGCCCGTTCCATCTGATGTACTTGTCCAAGCTGCCACCTTACAAAACAAAAACGACCTCATTAAAGGCATCCAAGCACAAGAACAGCAGCAAGCTCAAGTGCAACAGGTGCAGATGCAAATGGCTATGCAGAAGGCTCAAAACGAGAACACAAAGGCACAAGCCTCGGCTGAAGCAGATAGAGGTCTAGCATTGGAAAGAGCTTCACGCGTTCAAGAGAATAGAGCGTTAGCGATTGAACGTTTAAATGAAGCGGATAAAGATCGAGATCTAGGGACCTTACATATAGTAAGGGCTCTAAAAGAACTCCAAGGCATGGACTTGGATAATCTCATGAAGCAACTTGCTATCCTACAAGGAATACAAGGTCGGCAAGATGCGGAAGAATTTAGGGATCAACAACAAGTAGTAACCCCTAACTTAGAAGAAATGGCTGTAATAGCCAAAGGAGAAACAAATGAAGTCTAAAGACAAAAAGAAATCTATGAGATTTGGGGAAGACCGTTCTGCACCTGCAAACCTTCCGCAAGAAGTCATTCATAAAAAATATCCTAAGCAAGCAACACTTGGCGGATATCAACTAGGCGACAGCTTGGAGTCTATTGATTTTGAAAACGCTGATTCAGTTCGTAAACTTAGGAAGCAATTCTAGTGACTATGGTACGACCAGGGAAAGAGCTTGGAAAAATAGCAAGGGAAACAGTTCCAGGACTTAGGGACTTAAAACGTCCTAAAAAGAAAGCGGAAGATGCTCGAAACGCTATTCTCCAGGCTCAATCTCTAGAATTAAATGTAGGGAGAATTAAATGAAAAGACCATGTAAACAAGGTTACAATGACAAACTAGATGAAAGTCTAGGCATGCGTAAGGGCAAGAAAAGCCAATCGATGAAAGCTCGTAGAGACGAATCGAAAGGTATGGAGAAGGCAATGGGCAGAAAAGCTTATTCGTCTGTCAAGAGCATGGATAAGTCTGGCCGCAAGAAAAAGTAATGGTAGCTAAAAAGTACCAAAACCCAAAGGGTGGTTTAAACGCGAAAGGACG